ACAGAATTCTGTCGGCCCCAATAGCCTGCCAGTTATTGGATCCACCAAGCCCCCTGCGACTAAGCGCGGCAGAAGGGGTGGCCGTAAAAAGCCAAGCGAGGTCAAGCCGGTTGACCTAAAGACCACCGTGCAAGCGCCTGTGGTTAGCGCGCCCCCCGTCAAGGCGAAGGGGAAGAGGGATGTGAAGCCCACGAGGGAGGACGCGACTCGTCTCCCTCCGGCCCCTTCACTCCCTGCCAAGGCTGAAATGCCTTCGGTTGCAAATGACCTGACTGGAACAGGACGTAATGATTTTGATGTTCCCACAATTCGCGAGGAATTGAATCGTCTGTTCGACCAGGTAGACAGTCTCGAGAATGAGCTTGTCGATCTCAGGGATTATTCGCGCAAGGAGTTGACGTTCCTTGGCATGAAGATTTCCCGGTTAACTGAGATGTTTTTGCAACTGGCCGCCAAGAAGAATTTTTCTCCTGGCGGTGGTCCAGTTGTGGCCCCTGATCCGCCTCCGGCTCAAGGACCCGTGCCCGGCGTGGGGCAGAAAGAACCACCTTGTGAGGGTTTGGTGCCCAAAGTGGTCCCAGTGGTCGTTGCACCACCACTGGAGGAGGAGAGCAGACCCGTTGAGGATGAGGCGTTTACGCCGCCCGTTTCAGCATTTGGAGGTACTATGGATCCAGATGAACGGAAGATCGAGCAGCCAGCACCCCCCCTAAGGGGTGATGTCACGATGCATGTCGATACGCCAACCCCGCTGAAGTCGTGGCTCGGGTTAGGTGCAGTTGTAGGTGGAGTTTTGGCCGCCACGGTTAAAGCGAGTGCCGCAGTCTTTGTGGCGCACGCCGCTGCCCCCCTGATCGCAAGTGCTGTGGTCTATGAGGGTGCACGCCGTGTTGTGTCCCATTTCTCGGGTGAGGACGTTTCGTTTCCAAACATATCTGGTGACATAGAGGAGTTGGCTAAGACCAATCATGTCGACCCAGAATTGTTAGGAGCCACGTACCTGGCCACCATGGGGAAGCGTAGGACTACGGATTTGGTGACTATGGTTACTAATACCGCTAAGAACTATTGTGCCACCCATCGGAAGAAGTGGGCACCAGCTGTTGTCGCGGATCAGGTGAATCGCGCTGTAGGGATTTCTATCGCCTACACAGCTGCGGAGGACTCTAGGCGTAGTTGGTGGGGCTCAAGGGCGGGGATAACCAATATCTTCAGAGCTACTAGTGTTGCTGAGGGCAGCCTAGGTAGGCTGAGGAGGTTACCTCCAGTCTGACGTGGGGCCGTCGCCGTGGAGGGGGTGTGTTGTGAGGGAGCGGGTGTGTTGGAGAGCTTAGATGAGGGCTGCTCCATCACCCGGATCCCCATACCCGATGGCGACGAACATAAACGGAGACTATACAGAGTCGCCGTTCCCCGCGCACCCGGGGTCTACCAACCTGTTGTTCATTACGATTGTATTCATAACCAAATTAGAGCTGTACATAATAGAGTGTGTGGTGTTGTGCCAAAGCCCACCCGTGAGGGGGTGGCAGTTTTGAGGAAGTTCGCGGAGGAAATAGGACGCACTTTGCCCCCGACGTGCGCTGAGGATATATATGCCCTAGCAAAGCGTCACACCGGGGCGAAGGCTCGGAGGTATCGAGATGCCGCTGATGCTTATTGCGTTGAAGGCCTGTTCCCGCGAGACAGTCATATCAAAATGTTCGTGAAGCCAGAGAGGATGGATCCTTCTGCAAAGGTTGACCCTGATCCCAGGGCTATCCAGTTTCGGGGTGCCAAGTACTGTGTTGTGCTTGCATCCTTCCTGCGTCCCATTGAGGAGTTGTTGTATCAGTATGATCGAGCTTCCGATGGTGTCCCATGTAGCAGAAATGTTGCTAAAGGACTCAACGCAGTGGATAGGGCGGAGCTATTGCACAGAAAGATGCAGGGATTCAGGAGCCCAGTAGTCTTTTCCTGCGACGCTTCGCGGTTTGACAAGCACGTGGATGTCGCGCTGCTGGACTTGGAGCATCTTGTATATAAGAAATCGAATAACGATGCGATGTTTGCCAAGTTGTTGAGCCTGCAGAAGACCAACAAGTGCTTCAGTTCATTGGGCATGGCCTACAAAGTCCGAGGACGTCGGATGAGTGGGGATATGAACACCGCCATCGGCAACGTGGTGTTGATGCTAATCATGATTACCGCTTACTGCAGAGGAATCATTGAGCTCACAACATGGGATTGCTTGGATGATGGCGACGACCTCATTGTCATAGTGGAGTCTGAGGATGCCCCTCGATTCCAGGGATGTTTCGTCTCTTCCTTTCTGACGTTTGGAATGGAGATGAAGTTAGACGCACCCGTAGCGTCCATCCATCAGGTGGTTTTCTGTCAGAGTTGCGTAGTGGAGTATGCACCTGAGAGATATAAATTTGTTCGCGACTTTAGGGCGGTCGTGAGCAAGTCCACCTCCGGAGTCCGTAACTGGGCCGTCCCGAAATTTAGGACCAGGGTTATTCACGCTGTCGGCTTGTGTGAGTT